GAAGGCGTAGCATAATAACTAATTAGTACTAGGCGTAGCAATACGCCTAGTATTTTTAATACTAACCCAAACGACTGCGAAAGCAGACTATTATAAGGAGATAGACTATGGGAACTACTACATTTTCTGGCCCAATTAAGGCTGGAACAATTAAAGAAACAACTGGAACTATAGTAGGTTCAGATGTAAAAAATACAGGACAAGTTGTAATGGCACAAACATTTTCAACAGGTACTACACTTGCTGGAGGAGCTTCTGCTGCAAATGCAACTACTGTTGTTATTCCTGCTAATTCACAAATCATAGATATAGTAATTGATAAGCCAATAGTAATGGCCGGTGCTACATGTGTTTTTAGTATTGGTGCTACAGTTGGAGGCAATGCTATTTTTCTTAATGCATTTTCTGTCACGATAGCTTCTGGCGTTGGCCGAGCATATCCTACGGTAGAAGCTGGTGGTACATTAGCTTGGGCTGATACTGGAAATAAAGATTTGAAACTTACATTTACAACTACTGGTGCAACTTCTGCTGGTGAAATTAGAGCTACTATTTTGTATCAACAAAATAATAATCTAACAGCATAATAAATAATTAATTAGAGGGCCTTCGGGCCCTCCTTTAAAATATGGAATTTAATTTAGATTTTTTAAGACAAACAGGTGAAGCTCTTTCTTCTTTTGGAAAAAAAGATAAAGATGAAGATAAAGATACTGATATAATTAGAGTTGAAGATTTAGAAAAAAAAGATCCAGCTACTGAAATGGTTGAAACTGGAGATGCTTCTGCTGCTGAAAAAGTTTATCAAGAAAAAGAAGGAAAGATTGTTGAAAAAGAAAAGAAAGAAGATACAGAAGATAGTTTAGAAAAAAAATTAGCTAATATAGAAAAAGTTATAGATACATTTGGCAGTAAGCCTACTACACTTCCTTCTGGACAATTACAAGGTAGTGATATTAATAATAATATAAATCAAAAGCCTTTAGATATGGGCCAAGTTCAAGCTAAAGCAGCACAGGCTGAATATTTAAAACCTTCCACTGTACCTAATGACAGAATTGCTTTACTATATGAAGACTTAAAAAAATATAACCTAATTTAGGAGAAAAAAATGGCAGGATCGGATCTAAATGTAGCTTTTACTTCTACTACTGGAGGTACACAAACATTATTTGGTGGACCAACTAGATTAAAAGCTTTTATAATTACACCAACAGCTAGTGCAGGCACAGTAGTTTTTAAAGATGGTGGTGTAAGTAAATTTACAGTGCCTACAGCTGCAAGTGTATCATCAGGACCAGTTACTATTAATTTACCAAGTGACGGTGTAAAATTTGGTAAATCTTTACAAGCAACTTTAACCGATGTTGGTGGAATTACAACATTTTTTGCATAATGGAGAAATATGGCTTTATCGGGAACTTCAACTTTTACTTTAACAGTAAATGATGTAATACAAGAAGCTTATGATAGAATAGGTGGTGATCCTATTTTAGGTTACGATGTAAGGTCAGCTAGACGTAGTATGAATATTATGTTTAGTGATTGGGCTAACAGAGGTTATAACCAATGGACTGTAGAATATAAAACTTTAGCTATTACTACAGGAACTATCGAATACACTTTAGATTATGACACTGTAGATGTTATAAATGCAAATATTCAAATAAGTGATGGAAGTGAATATGCAATGACAGCATTAGGTCTTAATGACTATGCAGCAATTTCAAATAAAGCTACCGCTTCTAGACCTACTCAATATTATTTACAAAGATTATCTACTCCTGTTCTTAAAATTTATCCAGCACCAGATCAAAATTATACTTTAACTTATTATCGTATGAGAAAAATAGAAGATATTACAGCTTCTACTGTAAATGGTGTACAACAAAATATAGATGTACCTTTTAGAGCTTTCGAGTGTATGTGCGCAGGACTTGCTTATTATCTTTCTAAAAAAAGAACAGGTATAACTGCTGCAACTCAACAAGTTTTAAAAATAGATTATGAAGAAGCTTATCAAAGATTAGTTGCAGGTGATGATACTCCTTCTACAAGAATTATACCATCAACCGGAAATAGTTTTTATTCATAATGGCTAGAGTTCCAGCTAATACTAGACCTCACAGAGCTGCAGCAAATAAATTTGTTGGTGGTAAATATGCTCAAGCAATATCAGATAGATCAGGTATGGCTTTTCCATATACTGAAATGGTATTTGAATGGACCGGAATGTTTGTTCATACTTCAGAGTGGGAACCTAAACAACCACAATTAGATTTAACTTATTTTATAGATGCAGAAACTTTACAAAATGCTAGACCACAAGCTAATATATCTGCAACTCAAGCTTCAAGAACTGGTGGAGGATTACCTGGCTCTTTTACTGGAGGTGTTCCTAATCAAGTAACTGCTTTACCTGGATTTGAAAATACTTCTGGTAATTCTGTATATGTTGGAGTTGCAACTATTCCAACTACTTGGTATACAAACAACACAAATTTGTTACAGATAGGATTGGGAAGTGTTACTGTTGTAACATGATAAAAAATAAAAAATTAAGTGTTATGATCGCAACACCTTGTTATGGCGGTTTACTTTCAGAAGGATATTTACATGGCATAATGAGTGTAACTCAAGCTGCTGCTAAAAATGGATTTAAAGTTCATTTAAATACAATGGGAAATGAAAGTTTAATTACTAGAGCTAGAAATACTTTAGTAAGTCAATTTTTAGATTTAGATGATGAAGATCCTAATAATTTTACTCATTTAATGTTTATTGATGCTGATATAGGATTTAATGGAGATGCTGTAACTAAAGTATTACAATCAGGTTATGATATAGCTTGTGGAATATATCCAAGGAAAGCTATTGATTGGGATAATGTACCTAAATTAATAAAAAAAAGTGATAAACATTTAGAACAAAGAGCTTTAGGTTATAATTTAAATTTTGCAAATCCAGAAAATATTGAAGTAGAAAAAGGTTTTTCAGAAGTAATGGATGCTGCAACTGGATTTATGTGTATTAAAAAAGAAGTTTTTCGTAAAATGATAGAAGCTTATCCTAATCTTAAATATACTAGTGATCAAATTATTAATAATAAAAGATATGGTAGTAATAACTGTTATGCACTTTTTGACTGTATTATTGATGAAAAAAGTAATAGATATCTATCAGAGGATTATGCTTTTTGTAGATTATGGCAAAAAATAGGTGGTAAGATACATGCTGATCTTCAAAGTCCTTTAACACATTATGGAACTTATCCATTTGCAGGACACGTTTGGACTAAATTTAAGATTGACGACAACATAGAGGTAGATAATACAAATGGCAATGACATACAGCAGTCTTCAAAATGACATTAAAGTTTGGGCTGAAAATACAGGAAATGATTTTACCAGTCAATTAGATACTTTTATTGATAATACTTTTTCGGCTTTAGAAAGAGATATTGATCCTATTGGATTTAATGAAAATGTAACTACTACAGCAATCGCTGGAGATAGATTTGTAAATCTTCCTACAGCTATTGAACCTATGTTATTTAATTATTTAACAATAACGGTTGGTTCTAATGTAAGTTATTTAGAATTAAAAACTTTAGCTTTTTGTCAAGAATATTGGCCAGATATATCATTACAAAATCAACCTAAATATTTTGCTAATTTTGATGATGACCGAGTATATTTAGCACCTACTCCAGATCAAAACTATACTTTAAAATTAGGATATCAAGGTAAGATTAATCCTTTATCTAATAGTAATACTACTAATTGGTATACTGAAAATATTCCAGATGTTTTATTATATGGATGTTTATCTCAAGCAAATCTCTTTACAAAGAACATAGAAGATTATACTATATATCAAAATTTGTATAATACAAGAGTTACTACTGTTAACAATGAAGCTCGGAGAAGAAGAAGAACCGATTATAAGTTTCCTGGTAGTCCTGTTGGTACAAACACATTAACTGGAGGACAATAATATGGCAATAACACAAGCGATAGCTACTGTATTCAAACAAGACTTAATGTCGCCTGGTGGAAACCTTGCAGCACTCACATTAAAATGTGCTTTGTATACGAATGCGGCAACTTTAAATGCAACAACAGCGGCTTATGGAACAGGCAACGAAGTATCATCAGGTGGCGGCAGTAATTATACTGTAGGTGGAAACGTATTAGCTAATGTAGCAATTTCTGTAGATGGAACTACTGCAATTTTTGATGCGGACAATGTTACATTTCCAAATGCAACAATTTCTGCTCAAGCAGCATTATTATATAATGCAAACAATGCAAATTCGGCAATTGCAATTCTAGATTTTGGAGGAATTAAAACTTCTACAAACGGAACTTTTGAATTACAATTTCCTACTGCTAATGCATCTGCTGGATTAATCAGAATAGCATAAGGAGAAAATCCTTATGAGTGCTAGTGTAGGTTATGGAAGACTAGGCTATAATGTAGGTGCGTGGAATAAGTCACCTGATTCAGCTGCCGTAATTTCTGGTCAACTAATTCAATCATCTGTTAATTTTGGTGAAGGTTGGGGTAGAGAATCATGGAGTGAAGGTGCCTGGAATAGTAATATTGGATTAGTCATTACTGGTACTG